TCTCGTGCGTGGGGAACTTGTCGAAATACTTGCCGAAGTCCTTCAGCAGTGCGACTGTGGTTTTCTCCATGCTTTCCTGCGGCACGCGACCGATGACCTTGCGGTATTCGTCTCGGTATTTCAGGATTTGGAGTAGCTTCAGGTCGATCATGTCGTGTCCTCTGTGTACTTGATGATTTCCCGGCGACTGTACTGTTTCGGGTCGCGCTCAGTCTGTATCCGCTTTGGGTCCGCACCGTAGGGTGCAAGTGCCTTCCGCAGTTTGACGAAGCCGTTCCTTCCAGCTTTGTCGCCATCGAACCACCCGATCACCGGGAAGTCCGCTATCAGTGCCGCTTGTGTCGGTCCTACGGTAGTCCCGAGTACAGCCAAGCTATTGTATCCCGCTTCGTGTACTCGGATGGCTGAGAGCACATCTTCGACAACGACAACAGGCGTAGTTCGACCTCGCTGTAGTCGATACCAGCAAGCACCCGTTGACCCACGGGGCATGATGTACTTAGGCTTCCGTCCGTCGATTGCTCGACCAGTCCACAGGCCGGTTGGTTGTCCATCGTGAAGGATCGGAACGATGACACGGCTGCTTCGATCTGACCATCCAAAGCCGTACTGCTCCGAAGCACGCTCAGGTGTGATGCCTGCTCTGAGCACCCAAAGGTGGGCGGGAGTTGGCACATCACCAGCGTCGAGGGCGGTAACATCTGGATAGTCTGCACCAGCTTCTTCCTCATCTCGCTGACGCATTGCCAGTATGTCCGATGCGGACAACCGACCATGCGGCACGAACTCATTCGCCCCGCACCTGAAACAGTGCAGTGACAAGCCAACCGACCTGTTGGAGATATAGGCTGAAGGGTCTGGTCCACAGTGCGGAACCTTACGCTTCTGCCCGAAGGTCAGTGATCGGGCCTTGTCCTGCCACTCCATACCTGCCCGCCTCCACGACTTCGATGGTGAATGTCGCACTCGTGAAGCGCCACACCGCATCGAACATCTGGTACTTACCAGCGTGGATCGCGATGAACGCAGGGTGCTTCCGCCGCGAGCCATGAGGCCAAGCGACGATGGTCCGCCCGCGTGCTGGATGCTCGTAGCCTTCCAGCCCGCCGTGCTCCATCAGTCCGTCGATGAGGTACACGAAGCGCTCTTCCCAAGCGACCGTAGACCGAGGCATGAAAGTCTCGACCGCCAAGTCGCTCAGCCAGTCCGCGTCTGCGACAGCCCGAAGGTGCGCCAGTTCAGTGTCCATTGGTCCGTCTCCATGCGATGAACGCCACGACGACCAGCGCCCCGAGCACCCCAGCGAGTGCATACGGGAACACGATCATCACGACTGCTGAGAAAAGGTAGATGAGCCACACCGCTGCTCCCACGATGGAGAACAGCAGGCACAGCGACAGGAAAGTCTTGATGTAGTAGTCCATCAGAACTCTCCGTTGAAGGTGAGCTCGCCCTCGACCGGCTCCCACCGCTCGCGCATCTTGTCGATGGCCTTCGAGGGCACACCGTGCGACGACTTGAAGAGGCCAGTGCAGACGATCACCTTCACGTCCACGTCGCGGGACAGTCCGGTGCGCTGAAGCCCGGTGATGTAGCGTTCGACCTCGCGCTTCGTGGTGAAGGCGTTCGCCACGGCGACGGAGTACCCGCTGCGCAGATACCGGATGGTGCGGCCATAGCACTCGTCGTGCGCCGCGCCGAGGAACCTGCGGTCGAAGTTGTAGGTCTCGGCGTGCCCATTGCTCGACACGAAGAACTTATCGGCCTCGACCTTGATGGCCTGATACCGCCCGAGTTCGTCGGCCAGCAGGTTCGCAACGATCTCATCCGCCAGTGTGGACTTGCCAGAGCCGGGCAGGCCACGGATGATGTAAAGGGTCGGTTTCATGTCAGTTCTCCTTGTGGAATGATGGGTGGCAGTGATGTCGGGATGCCAGCCCGCCAGATGGTTCAGCTTGCGCTAGGGATGTCTGGACCCCCCGTCTCGATCAGAGACCGGCCAGCGGGTCGTCCTCGCCCTCGATCTCGTCGGCTGCGTCGCCCTCGGTCGCGGCACCGGCAGCGGCGTAGGTCTGGCGCGTCGGCTTCACGATCCGGCCATCCTCGGCGGCGCGGTTCAGGTAGGTGCGGACGGTGGTCTCGGCAGGCACTTCGATCCCCGAGGCGACGGCCACGGCGATGATCTCCTTGATGCCCAACGCACGCGGGGCGGCGTTCACCAGCGCGGCGAAGGTTCCGACCAGTTCCGGCTCGACGCCGCCGCGAACGGGCGCAGCGGGCAGGGCCGAGAAGTCGAAGTTGAAGTTGGTCATTGGTCTCTCCAAAGGTTGTGAGGCAGCACGCCTCGGTTCAGGGCAGGATGCGCCCTCAAGTGCAGCACGCTGGCGTTGTCCACCCTCTCCACGAGGGTAGGGTTAGCCATAGGTCTCCACGTCTAGCCGCTTCATAGACCATGCTGTTTCTGACTTGCCGGTCAGCCGCAGCTTCACACCCACGGCAATGGCCGTGCTGCACATGGGGACGCACCTTGACAGTGCGTCCTGCGTTCAGGCTGCCTGCTCTTTCAGGCGGTCCGACTGTCCAGTGTCGATCATGCAGGTCAGGCCGGGCTGCGGCTTGATGAGTACCGTGTAGGTGCCTGTCGAACCGTTGGCCCACAAGTATGCAATGCCTCCCGGTACTGGCGCTGGCTGCTCGTCCCGCAGCGTTTCACCGTAGTCTTCGGTGAGTTGCTTCTCGATCACGCCAGTCTGCGCGCAGGGAACACCCTGAGCCTCCGCACGGTCATAACCGATGATGATGAAGACGATCGCTACGGTCAGCATGGCGGTGAGGTTGCCGAAGTAGGCGGCGAAGAAACGGTTCATGTTCTCTCTCCTTATTCGTGGGCGAACCGCGTGCCCGGAGACACGATGTCGCGGTAGGTGGCGCGGCTCATGCCCGCCATTGTGTCCTTCGTGGAGAAGTGCATCCCCGTGAAGGTCGTGCGCTGGACATGCACCCATGTGGTGTCGATGCCGAACAGGTCTGCCCATGCGCTGATGTAGTTCCGCATCGTCTCGTAGACGCGGGTCTCCTTCGCCAGTTCGCAGGACAGCTTGATGTGCAGCGTGTCCTCGCGTTCCAGCTTGCCACGGAAAGTCTCGGCATGGGACGCTCCGTCGCTCATCCAGTACCCTTCGGTCGGAATCACGGCGCACCCGCCGCACAGCTTGCAGGCGAGTTCGATGACGCGATTGCGAAAAAGCTCCGCGTTCTCGGCCTTCCGGTCGTATCCGATCAGGAAGGTCAGTTCGACTTGTTCACGCATTGGAGTTCTCCTTGCTGGTATTCACACCCTGAACAGGGCGCAGAGTGGGCAACGGCGGGTCCATGGCCATCTTCATGGCGTTGTCGGACTGCTTCGGTGCGGTGTATTCCGCGTACTCCATCCAGCAGCTTGCCCCGCAGGGCGTCTTGTTGACGGGATCGTAGATCATGTGCCCGGCAGGCACATCGTAGTCGTAGTGGTGTTCGGTCTCACCGATCTTCGGTCCCCACACTCGCGTCAGCCGGTCTCCGAACGGTCCACGGCTCACGTCCACCCACTGGTAGCGGTTCACGCAGATCACCGGCAGGTTCGTGCCCTCTGTGGCATTGGCCTTGATGTGCCACTGGTTCACAGTCACAGTCACGACAGTCATGTTTCACTCCTTTGTTGAACGCTCGATGCTCCGTAGCAGAGCAAGGTAGCAGTGTTGCTTCTCACGGACGGAGAAGTCGAGGAAGGCGGCTAAGATGCCCACCCGAGGGTTGAGCAGGACGACCAGTCCGGTGATCCCGCATAGTGTCCAGCCCGGCGGAGTGTCCAGCAACATCCGGCTCAAGGCTTCGCTGGCGTGGGACCGGAATGGCCGACCAGTCATCGCATGGGTCATCACACCAACTCCGCTGCATGACGCTCGCTCATCTCGCCCAGCGTGCCATTGGTGAACTTGAGCAGTATCCAGTAGCCCAAGAGTGCACCACGGCTGTAGCGCCGGTGATAGGTCGCTTCGCGCACCTGTTCAGACTGCATGGCACGATTGCACACGCAGGCCGCCTTGTCACTTGTCACGAACAAAGCGGTCGCGGTATTCGCAGTATCGAACACTTCCGTCCTCCTTCCAGAACTCGCGGGCGAGGAACACGAAGGTGATCGCCATGCCCAGCAGTTGAACTTCGACAGGCATCATCCAAGTCAGGGTGATGCTGCCCATGCAGCCGACAGCGGACATCAAGCCCACTGTCGCAATCTTCTTGAGGGTTTTCATCTGTCAACCCACTTCCATGTCCATGTGTCCCATGCAAGCCAACACTTGCTGACAGGCATATACTTGAGGAGGATGTAGCGCCCGTCAAACATAGTGTATCCCCTGTAATCCGTCAGGCGGGAGGCCCTGCTGAATACACAGGTGATCTTACGCCGCGACCATCAGGGCAACGCGGTCGAGGTTGAACACGCCGCGCCACTTGTAGAGCGCGAGGTTGGTGCCGATGTCCCGCAGCGCGGTCATAGCCTGCACGTAGTCCTCATAGCACTCATCGTAGTCGTCGTAGGTCTTGCTCCACAGTTGCGTGCCCAGCGAATTGCAGGCACCCCAGCGGTAGCGATTGCTTGTGTTGTTCATAACTCTCTCCTTGGCTGCACTCTAGTGAGCATGGTCAATCCGTTAGGCGTGCTGCCCCGCTGTATAGACAGGTGGACTTATGCCGCGTGCAGGTAGGGCGGTGCCATGCTCACAAGGGTGCAGCCCGGTGTTAAGCCGGGCCGCAGGTAGGTCAGTGCATGATCGCAGGCTGGTTCAGAGCCTTGAGACCAGCGATCATCTCGGGCGTCACCTTGCTCTCGCCGCCCATCTTGCCCACGTCCTTCTCCATCTTGGCGATGAGCGAGGCGATCAGCTTGCGAGGGTCGTCAATCGGCTTGTATTCCGCTTCGGGCTTGAATTCCCACCAGCGATTGTTCGCCAGTTCCTTCAGGTTCAAGTGCTGACCCTTGGCGAGCAGCTTCGGCACGTAGAACTGGCCCTTGTTCTCGCCTTCCTCGACCGGCTTCAGGCCCATGTAGACCTCGACCCACTCACGGATCGCGTTCTTGCGCAGACCGCCCAGCTTGTCCTTGTCGAGCAGCATGTTGATGTGCCCAGCGACAGGGCGCATGTCCCCCGAGGAAGCCCAGCGAGTGCAGATGGCCACCAGAAGCCGGTGCACGTCGAGTTGCAGAGTGTCGCCCCGAGTGTGCAGCGACTTGATCGCGGCAGTAATGCCAGCCTCGTCATTGACCGAGGCAAGTTTCATGAAGCTGATAGCGGCCATTGTGCTCTCCTATGTTGAATGGCTTCAGGTTCACAGTGAACCTGTAGATGCACTTCACCCGTCCGATGAAGTGTCCATTCGTGGAGTGCATTTATAGGCTCACCACATAAAGGCCGAGTTGTCAGTTCGCCCAATAATGCAGTTACCTTTCCCTGATAAGTCAAGACTAGCGTTCAGATTGCATAAGCGCAGGACGAGCGTCAGCAATGTCCATAGCCCACAAGCTAGGCCCTGTCTTGATAACAGGTTGGTGGCGTGCCAAGTCTTAGGCACGATTTACGCCACCCTATCCCCTTCAAGGTATAGCCCGCGACTTACAGATGCACAAGGCTAGTTTCTATCGACACTCTAATGCCGTGAGGAACCTTTGCGGCGCAAGTTATGAAGCCGCTATGTCTCGACTTAGGCAGCTACCGCTGCTTTCGGTCACTTAGGCAGCTACCGCTGCTTTCGGTCCGTGCTATCTTGTCTAGCCTAGTCTTGTTCCCTTGTCAAGCCCTAGTTTCGCTTTCCTGTTGACCTAGGACGCTGGCAATAGGCGGAGCACTCTGGCCCTACAACCCTGTAGCCTAGTCGCATAGTCTAGTAAGCTAGTTAGTGGCCTATCTATGGCATAAAGCCTAGGCTATGTCAAGCCCTAACTTGTCGGGCTATCTTCGATCCGGTTTCCCTGTGGGTGTGTCCGTTTCGATGATTTGACTATGCCATAAGCCGAAACGAATTGCAAGAGAAAAGTTATACAAGGTTTTCAATAGGTTAGACGATCCGGTATGATAACCCATTGATATTAAACAGGAATAAAATTGCCGTGCGAAGCAGGGATTCACCAACAATCTTATAAGCTATTGATAAACAAGGGTAATCTGGCCAAGACAGATACCGTTAAACCCCTCTGTCTATATGTGTGGAAGTCAGATTATTGAATGAAAACAGATAGATAGCACCCATGCACACGATCAATCCAGCTTTCAAACCCCCCCTGCACTAGCAAAGGCGGGCGCACGCGTTACACCACGCGGACTAGCAAGTCAATCCCCATTGTGGGAACTGAAACATAACTTGATGTATTGACCTAGGGCCCCCCCTGTGGTATCATGGCGGGCATGGGGGAAATTCACGCGCGACTTGGTATAGATACCCGCTCAAAAAATTGTACCGCAAAATTACAACTCACTTCACCCTGAGTGGGACTACACAGTCAAAACCATGTAGTCCCGCAGGGCATCACCCCTTCAGACCCCAGATGTCATACATCGCGGCAGACGTGCTGGAGACACCCCGGATGGGCACATCATACACGAGACCGGCCTGAACACCCTTGATGACAAGGATGGAGCCGTCAAGCGTATACACGCCGATTTCTGGAGGGGTAGCGGACCCGACTGTTCCGACGACAAAACCTCGGAATGAGCCAATAGTGGAAGAGAAACGTACATCCACGTTAGCTGCAACACCCGGAGTGGGGTCATAAGCCGCGATGGGGACAGCGCCGGTGTACTTCGGAGCGGTGGGATAACTCATCACGAGCCTCCTGAGTTGGCCCGGCGATCAACACCACCGGGGGTTACAGCGTCAAGACGCTCTCGGGCCACACCTTCGCGCTTCTCCCAGCTACGCATCGCGCCGAGACCAAGCATACCCATCAGGACGGGCATCATGGCAGCGAGATCGAGTTCAGGAACGAGGGTGAGATCGACGGGAAGCCCGAAGGCGACCACGAAGAACGAGAGCATGGGGTAGAGCAGGAAGGCCCAAGTGAACGCAAGACCGCATACCCACCCGACGAAGGGACGCCAACCGGCGATGAATATGCTGGCGTGCTGCGCTTCTTGGGCGTTCACTGCGATCTGAGCGAGTTCACCGGACTTTTCGAGTTCCAGCACCTTCAGCTTTGCAGCCATGCGCTCGTCGTCGGAAGTGAACAGCTTGTCGATGAGGCCGAACAGGCCCGATGCTATCGGACCCGCAGCCAGTAGTGCGGCAGGAAGGGCCATACTGACCTCCTTAGAAGGGCCACAGCCACTCCCAACCACGCTCGATGGCAGTGGACTCGGGCTTGCTGGGAGTTTCAGGGCTGGCCTCGGGAGCCGGGGCCGGGGAAGGTGCCGGGACAGGCTCAGCGGGCCGGTTTTCCGGGCGCTGGACGGGCCTGACGGGCGTCGGGGTATTCTCGGTAGGCTCGGGCGAGACGCCCTCCTGCGAGGCCCGGAGAGCCGCTGCGAACGTGCGGGCGTATCGGGCCAGCCGGTCGTCAATCCGCTCGTTTCCGCCCCACTTCTTGTGGCTGTCACCGTTCACGATCACTCGGGCCTGCTTGAACTGAGCCGGGAAGTCGTATTCCTTCAGCTTCTTGCCGGTGAACACCCCATCTCTCATTCCGAGGAACATGATGTCAAGTGCGTGGTCCCACTCAAGGGCCAGATCGGGGTTCTCATCCAGCGGAACACCGAGGATGCGAGCGAACTTCTGGTAGTTGTCATACCATGTGATCTGCACGAGGCCACGACCGTAGTACGACTGACCGTAAGGGCCTGCCGGAAGGGCGTAGTTCGTGCTGATGATGCCCTTGGCATGGATCGAGGCCACAGCGCGCTTCGCAGAAGCGTCGGTGTAGTCCGGGCCAAAGCGATGTGCACCCTCGCGGATCGGTGTCATCCACCCTCCGGTCTCGTGCTTGGCCGTGGAGAGGATGTAGGCGAGGTCATTCGGGTCGTAACCCCATTCCTCGCCGTACTCCACGATCCGCTTCATGCCGTCCACTTGATGCTGGTTGAGACGGCCCCCGAACAAGGGCCGCACAGCGTTGTAGAACTCGGCGTTTGCGGGCATGGATCAGTCCCCCTGCTTCGGAGCGATCCCGGCCTTGATGCGGATGTCCGCAGCCGCCGCCTCGAACTGCGCGGCTTTCGCCTCGGCCTGCCGAGCCAGCTTCTCCTGCACACGGGCGCGAGCCGAGATGGCGTTCACCTTCGCCGCCGCCCGGGCTTCCGCGTCGGCCACGTACTTCGCCTTGGCGTGCGCCTCGATCAGCTTGAGGGCCGTCAGGAGCCGCTTCAGCTTCTCCTTGTCACCGTTCACGCGCTTCGCAGCCTCGATCCCGCCCTTCTTGAGCGAGGCCAGCATCCCCTGCTGGTCCTGCGGCCACGGGATGGTCAGCGTGTTCGTGCCGACCTTGACCTCCGGGGTCTTGTTCTCGACCGGGGCCTTCTCGACGGCCTTGCCGTCCTCTTTCTTCACTTCAGACATAGCAGTCTCCTTCAAAGTCTGCGTCGAACCTTCCCGAGTGCTCCTGCACGCCGGTTAAGTCCGAGTTTCGCCATTGTTGCCGCAGGGAGGGGGCGACCATCTCCAAGCGGGTTTTTCATGCGCTCAGCCCACGCTCGCTTGCGTGTCTGGTTCACGACCTTCATGCTGTCCTGAGCCAGCGCCTCGACCCAATGCCGCACCGATCCCGCAAGGGCGTCAATCCGGTCATCATGCCGAAGGCTGTCCCTGTCACGGGTGATCCGCGACAGTTGGTAGAACAGGCTGTAGGAGGCGCGCTTCTCTAGTGGATAACTCTTGCAGGCGTCCCAATCCTTCTCGATCAAGCCCTCGTCCACCACCAGTCTGCCCGAGCCAATCACAGGCTCAAGCACGTCGATGATGCGGAGTTCTTTCTGTCCACTCTCCCACACGTCCTCGATCTCAGCCCGGTGCACGCGCAGCAGGTTGGGTCGCCAGACATGCGCGAAAGCGCCGTTGCCGAAGTTGCGTTCCACGTCGATCTTGGTCGGCTTCCACCGAGCGGCAATAGCCGTGAGGGCATCAAGACTGTCCTCTCCAAGCCCACCGGGCACTGCGCCGCTGGCCACGAGGAACACGCGACCTGCGAGGAACTTCGTGACCGCATACGCAGTCTCGTCCCCGTTCTGCCCGCCGCCAGCAGGGTCCACGTACATATGGCACCCGTTGAAGCTGGCGTGTTCACGTCCGAACTCAGCAGCCCGGTAGTACGCATCGTTCACCGGCCAGTCAGCCGGGAGCGTCAGCAGTGTGCGGTCGCTGCGCTGCACGAAGATTTCGAGCGGTGCGCTGTGGTCGCTGATCTGCATGAACACCAGCTTCTCAGGCTTCAATGGGAACCTGTCCGCGTCCGATAGGCGAGTGTCCAGCATGTGCTGAAGCTGGAAGTACGCCGCGCCTTGGTCGATCTCCTTCTTCGTCAGGGTTTCCTCGGGGAGTAGAACCGGGTCCACGACCTGTCCACGGTCGCCCATCGGGCCACCGCCAGTTCGCAGCGAGGGGTCATCGTCCATGCGCCGCCGAATGAGCGGTGCGAGGAACTGACCATAGTTCGGTTCTTCCGCCACAGTCGGGTAGCGGCCCGGCCAGATGCGGATGGTGTAGCCACGGCTGAACAGCCCGTTGTAGATGCTGTCGATGCTCTGCGGCGTACCGAGGTAGATGATGTCGCCACGAGAACAGATCGACGTGAAGTCCTTAGTCAAGTGCCGTAGGCGCTCACGCTGGTGCTCAGTCTGGCTGTTCTTCGTGCTCTCGATGTCGTCTGCGATCAGGATGTCTGCTCGCTTACCCTGCATGTTAGACGTGATGCCCACGCAAGCAATGCTGGGCGACTTCTCAGGGCCTTTGAGTTCGTGGTGCACATCGTAGGCTTCCACGCTCTCCCGGTCGCCAGCAGACCTGTCAGGTCGAAGGCACTCCAACTCGTCCATGTTCTGGATGATCTGGATGACCCAATTCGCGATCTCGGTGGCCTGTGTTCCGCCAGCAGATACGATCAGGATACGGGCTGAAGGCTCATGGATAAGCCGCCACACCGCGTATGCAGCGGTGATGGTGGTCTTGGCCTGACCACGCTGCGCTTGGATCATCCGCTCTTTCGGGCCGAACTCCAAGAACTCTGCGATGTCAAGCTGGATGTCTGTGCACTCGAAACCCATCAGGCTGGTCATCACGTCGAAGATGAAGGGCTTGAAGTTCGGGTATTCTGCTCTCAGCATGTCGAGTTCAGCCCAGCGTTCACCGGGCTTAAACTCTCTCTGGTCGCGCTTCGCCATTACGAAGCCTCCACATGCGGTACGAGGGACAGGTTCAGGCCCGCCGCCTTACGCGCAGCGCGGCGTTCCTCAAGACGACGCTGGGTCGAGTTGAGTTCCTCCACAGCTTCGCTGTCCATACCGATGTCGTTGTCCTTCAGGAACTTCGCGATAGCACTCAGCATTGCCGGGTTCGGCTCGCTGATCTTCAGCAGTTCCTCAAGGAGTTCACTCTCAACCTCGTCGCGAGGGAGTGCATCGAGTGCCTCCATTCCACGTTCGTACTTTTCAAGCACCCTCGTGAACACGCGAGCGAGATGGGAGTGCAGTTTACCGAGCGTCTGCTCGTTCGCTGCACCTTTCGCCATCTTTCTCTCCTTACATAAGCGCTCGGAACAGAAGTTCCTCGCCCCCACTAATCGCCACGGTCAGTATCGGAAGTGCGACGCTAGCATACGTGATTACTCGCGTATTAAACTTCTCCACCTTTGTCAGCCGGTCCTTAATTTCGTCGGTCTCGTTTCGAAAATCAGTTCTCAGCTTCTCCGTCTCCCGCTGGTTGCGGTCGAGCGCGGACAGAATGTGCTTCACATCCGCGCTCAACTCGCCCATCAAGGTGAATACGGCTCGCCGGTCGTTCAGGTCGTTTCGATCCATTGCCTGCCTTGCAACCAGTGCCCCGCAGAGTAGTTCCCCCCGTCCGACCACACGTCCAAGAACCTCGGAAATACAGGCCAAGGCCGTGCATCCCAAGTCCATGCGAACAGCATGTCGGGATCGACCATCTTGTCGCCGGTGCGGCTAGATACCGGATTGGTGCCAGAAGTGGCGCTCCAATACTCGGCCAGAGCCTGATAGTACACCTGCTGAATACGGTCGTCACGTTCGCCAGTTGAGTAGTACGGTTCCGTACTCTCCACCGACTTCGGGTCGAGGAACTTGTTGGGCTGATTGGTCCCTTTGTTGATGGCCGCGCAACCAAGCTCGGTGTACGCGATCCGTTTCAATTCGGGGACGTATCCAGTGTCAGTGGACTGCGTTACCCCGTCGATGATGTTGAAGTGACGTTCCCTCCACCACGACTTGTGATCCTTGTCTCGATAGCGCCACTCCAAGATAGGGGTCCGCAGTTGGTTGTCCCGGTCGAACTCGTTGAGGTACTGATAGTCGTACTTCTCGCCGCCCTCGATCTGACCCTTGAGGTAGGTCAAGTCGTAGATGCTCGGCCAGAGTGCATCGTCAATCGCCAGAGGCGAACCCCTCCAGTCAGAGAGCGGAAGGTAGTTGTCGATGCCAACGAAGGCGATGTTGGGGTCTGTCCACAGCGGATCGAGATGAAAGATGCTGTTGAAGCCTCCCGAGGTCTCGTAGTTCCTCGGCATGAACTCCGACCAGTCACAGGCGTAAGTGATCTCGCACTCTTGCCCGAGGATCAGCTTGACTTCCGCAGCAAGCTGCTTCAGTTTAGCCACAGCCGGGAACGAGTGGTCCCCATCTCTGGCCTCAGTCATGCCAATCATTTCGGTCGTGATACAGAACGCATCCACGCCGCCTGCAAGGGCGCACAGGTGTGCGTAGTGCAGAGTGAACCGGCGCAGACCCCATTCGGCAGGTCCGCTGTAGTTCACCGTCTGGCTCACAGAGTTGGGTGTGAAGTCGTCAGGACTGCACGATCCGAAGAAGTGGTCCATCTGAGCGGTGACGGCACTTGTGCCCTGATCGCTGTACAGAGGCCGGATGCGCCCTCGCCACGGATAAGCGCCCTGCGGGCCGCTCTCATCCGGGTCAGGAAGCGCCTGATCGTTCGTGATGTCCATGAGGATGAACGGGTAGAACATGACCTTCAGGCCACGGCTGCGCATGTCTTGGATGCCCTCGATCACGCTCCGGTCAGAAGGCGTGCCGCCGTAGGAGACCTTCGGTGTCCCGAGGTCGAACATCGTGACGTTCGTGCAGTAGAACCACGGCTCGTCAGTGTCCTGCTTGTCAAGCACGAACTCCACGTAGGAGAACGTACCGTCAGCCGGGAAGTCCAAGTTGATCTCAGTCCACGTCTTGGCTGCGACCCACTTCGCCTGCGGCTCGACAAGCCAGCCCCCGCCCGGCCCGCCATTGCGGACTGCTGGGTAGAAGTACCTGCCCACCGGAGACCAGAAGTATCCGCGCCAGCGGTACTGGCCCCACGGGATCGGCCCGCCCGGTCCACCGGAACTGGTGTCCGCGTGGTTCCAAGCTGAGTAGCCTTCTTGATCAATAGTCTGGGTCCCGTAGTCGATTAGAACGATCCCCGCGCCCTGACCTGCGAAGTCACCGGGGTCCACGTAAGGCTGTCCAATGCTGCTGTCAGGATCGACGCTGCTGGCGTACTGCGTGGTCACAGTCGCACCGTTCCGAGAGTTCAACCACTGCACGTAGACAGGATTGTACTCCGCGGGGCTGTCCCAAAAGATGCTTGGCACACCCATCTGCTGACGAGTGAGGCCGTTCACGATGTACGGAAACGGGGTGCTGTTCCCGATGGCGGGAGCCAATTCAGGAGCCACCGCCGACACGATAAGATCGAGTTGTCGGTCTACGGCGTTGTCGTTGAAGGTTCCGTCAGTGCTGCGCGTCACCACGAGCCGGATGGCACGAGTGTTCGTTGGCACAAAAGTAGGCCCGCCCGTGTACAGCCCGGTAAGAGCGACGCTGTTGACGTTACCGTAGTCCACTTGCGAGATCAGCAGGGTTCCTGCGTTGTCGCCGAAGAAGCGGAGTACGATCTGGATGTCGGTAGAAGTCGATCCCGTGGTGCTCCACGAGTAGATCACTTCCACATTCGTGCTTCCATCCGTGACCCGGTTCAGGACGATGCTTGAGTTCTCAAGCGTGTACAGCGTGGTCGTCGGTACGCCGTTCGCGCCGACAGCCCATGCCCCGATGTCCTGATCGAGTTCGATGGTGCCGCCTTCCCCACCGGGAGTGAAGAAGGTGAAATGCTCGCCTTTCGGCTTGATGGTGCACTCGCCCAACCGCAGGTCATCTCCGAACCACGAAGTGATGAGGGAGACCCACTTCACCCGAGGGAGGTTCTTCTGAAGGTTGTCCATAGCGCGGGAAAAGTTGGTCTTGCCAGACACAGCCCCGTCCCACTGCGAGTTCTCATCGCGTACGTCGCCCCACTGGTTAGTGAAGCGTGCGGGAGTTGTGCTGTAGGCCCACTCCCCGGTTGAGGGAAGAAGGGCCACGCCCGACAGCAGCGACTTGACTTTGCGCGTCGTCTTCGATCTCAGGATCATGGCCCTGCTCCTTACGTTGTGATACTGGTCACGTCAACGCCGCCGATGACGGTGATGCCGCACTCCAATGTTGCGTCTGCAAGTCCACCCACGATCTCGCAGGTCGTCTGACCCGCCACGAGAGTGAACTTGGTGCCACCGCCGGGGATTGCCCGTGTGACTGCGCCGTTCGGCTGCACGGTGACTGTCGCCTTGACGGAGCCCCCGTTCGAGATCAAGAACTCCACGGTCTGCGAGGGGTTCGTCTGAACGTCCACCCGGATGTCATCGACTTGACACGTCGCAGGGACGGCGGTGCCGATGTACTCCTTCTGACCATCGAAGGTCTGGTAGAAGCCGAAGAACAGTTGCTCGAACTGCTGAAGGCTGACCGACAGCGATGCAAGTGCGCCGTTCACGGCGTCCTCGACGGCCTGAAGAACCGCGTCCTCGATCAAGATGTTGTCCGCGATACGGCCATCGAGTACCTCGTGCAGAGCGTACATGATGTGCTTGCTCAGAAGCGTCAGGTTCTCGCGCGTTGCGTTCCCCGGCTGGGAAAGGTTCACAGGCAACGCCTGCTTGCTCACTGTGCGCCGGAACACGATCTTGTCGCCGTTGACCAGCCCTTGACCGGGCGTCAGGCGCACACGGCTCGAAGTAAGCCAGTCGAAGTCCAGATCGACCGGGATCGCGCCCTTCTTGTAGCAGGTCACGTCTCCCTGAGAGGCGTAGCCGAGGGCAAAGTTCAGGTCGAACTCGTCGTCACCCGCGTAGGCGAACTCGTTCACTGATAGGCCCATCAGAGCCTCCTTTCTGTCTATATGTGTGGAAGTCGGGATTTCTCCCGACCTCCAATGGGTTATCGCATGGCTTCCCAAACCTGCTTCATGCCGTACCAGTTCATAAAGAACATGGCCCGTGCGTTCTGCATGTCGTTGTAGTCGCCATCGCCACTCAGCATCCCGGCAATCGAACCGGGAGCTTGCATCAACTTCTGCGTCTGCTCAAACACCGGAGTGTCGAGGTAGGACGTGTACCGCCCATACGGGCTGAAGTTCAGGTCATCGAACCCGAGCATGGTTGTGATAGGATCAACAACCATAGGAGCCACACCAAGAGTTGCGCTGTACGCGACGGCAAGCCGTGCACGATCTGTTGCGCTCATCTCCTGACCCTGTACCGTCTGGCCGAGTGTCAGCACTGCGTAGGCGAAGCCAAGCTGCCAAGTAGCAGCATGCAGGAAGTGCTGGCGACCGCCGATCATCAGGTTGCGAGCCGTCTGCTTCTGCACTGCCGTCAACGCGAACGTCTTGAGCGAGGTCAGTAGCTTACCGATGTCCGAGTTCATCCACACGGAAGTCTCGCCAACGAAGCCACGCTGAACCTGCTGGTGAACCGCGCGGAATACCGCTGCACCGAACTCATTCGCGAGTTCAGCCGCCTGTTCCTCTCCCATGTGAGCAGCCCACTGCGACGGGTTCAGCTTGACATTCCCACCGTTCACTTCGATCACCCCGGAGCGGATCAGGTCCGCAATGTCCGAGATTTGGGAAGGCTCAAGGCCGATGTCCCGAAGCATACGGTTCGTCAGGTTCGTCTCCTGACCAGCAAGTGCCCGCATCACGTTCGTCGTCACAGCAGCGGCGGAAACCATCTGCTGCGCCGCTGTGACATGGATTTGTCCGCTGGCGTAGTTCGTTGCCCGCTCCACACTGTTGAGTGCGGACTGGCCCATCTGCATGTACACGTTATTCGCGAGTTCCGTTTCATCAATCGAGAGATGCGGACGGAACAGCATGTGGTCCTGCCCGACGATGACGCCGAGGCTTTGCAGTTCGTCGTACAGGTTCTTGTACTCAGCTTTGGTCATGGCACCGGGTCTGTTCCAACCCAGCCGAGCCATCACTGGCTCCATGACGTTCTGCACACCGTTCGCCACGAACAGGTTCGCGGTGTCCATAAGCTGCGTCAGACCCGCCCTCTGAAGAAGGCTGGCCCGAGTTGCCTTGGTGAGCATGGAAGTCAACGGGCTGACACCAGAGGTCTCGCGACCCATGATGAAGCCCTTGTGCACGCCTCCCGTGAACTGGCTGAAGATCGCGTCGAGTTGGCCACGCTCAAGTCCCTGCTCGCGCAACGCGCTCTGCTCGAACATGATGGTGTCCTTCAGGGCTTCAAGGTCTGCTTTGTCACGGATGCCCTTGTTTGCCAACGCAGCAGCGCCAGCCGCGTCTCCAACGTACTTATGAAGGCTTATCTCTATGTCGTCTGACAGTAGATCAACAAGCTTCAAGTTCGTACCGGGGATTGTGGTACGCATGTCCACGTCAGTCCTGCGACGAAGGTAGCCTTTCTTTGCACGTTCCTGAGTGTTCACGTCGAGCCGACGCATGATGCTTTCCACATCCGCACGGCTGAGACCGGACTGTTCCAGAACTGCCTCGATACCGCTGCGGCTGTCGATGTCCAGCAGTCGGCTGTCAGCCGCCCCGACACCAAGCCCGCGATCCGAGAACCGGCGCACGATGGCCTTCGCCAGTCGAGTTGCCAAGTCCGCATCCAGTCCAGAGCCTCGCATGTACCCATCGCGGAACGCGCGGATCATGTTTTCCTCTCCGACCTGCTGGCGAACCCGCAGGAAGTTTCGAGGCTCCCAATCGTACCGGAAATAGCCGGGACGGTGGTCGATGTCTCGTGCACCGCGCACTGAACGATCTTCTTCGAGACCCTTCATCCTGTCGAGGATTTCCATGTGGGTCTTGTCGATGCTGCCGATCAGGTCTTTGAACTCCGGGGCCGCTCTGCCCGTCATGTAGTAGTCGTGCAT